TTTTTCTTCTTGACAAGACGCGTGAAATGAGATATTATGATGCTATTAATAAAGACAAGCTCAAATCTGACGGGTCTTTATTTAAAAAAATTAAAAAACAAGTTAAAGACAAGACAACGGATACGCTTAAAGTGAGTTATGGAATATTTGCAACAGATTATAAAGAAGATTTTGCATACACGGTTGGCCATAGTTCTTATATACAAAAAGGTGGACGATCTTAGATTTTTTACTTGACAAATTAATTTAATTGTGTTATAGTAGTAGACAGCAGAATGAGAGATTTGTCATTCTGACTCTAGCTAAAAAAAGGAGAAAATTACATGGCTATTGATTTAGAAAAAATGAAAGCGAAGCTTAATAAGCTTCAAAATAAAGGAAACGGTGATTCTGTTTTCTGGCGACCGGAGGATGGCGAGCAAACGATTCGTATTGTTCCTACTGCCGATGGCGACCCCTTTAAGGATTTCTGGTTCCACTATAACGTGGGCAAGAATCCTGGATTTCTAAGCCCAAAGCGAAACTTTGGGGAATCTGATCCTTTGGATTCATTCGTTCGAGAACTTTTCGACGAAGGCACTGAGGATAGCATTAAGATGGCGAAGAACCTTATGGCTCGCCAACGCTTCTTCTCGCCCGTCGTTGTACGCGGTGAAGAAGACAAGGGAGTCCGTATCTGGGGGTATGGAAAGATGGCTTATGAGAAGCTGTTAAGCCTTGTTCTCAATCCAGAGTACGGTGATATCACCGATTCCGAGGAAGGTGTTGATCTTGTGATCCATTATGGAAAGCCAGTGGGAGCGAGTTTCCCGCAAACTAAGATCACACCACGTCGCAAAAACTCAGCACTTTGTGACGAACCAGAACGCTGTAAAGAGTGGCTTGAAAACATCCCCGATTTCAACACCCTCTTTGAGCGGAAGACGCCCGAAGAAGTTGGTCAACTTCTGGACGAGTTCCTTTCGGGCGAGGAGAGCGCTGAAGAGCGTTCTACAGAGACTACTAAGTATGGCGATGACACCGCCACCACATCCGATGTTGATTCCGCATTTGAGGAATTGCTTGGTAGTTAATTAGACGTCATGTCTAACGGAGGGGCCTTCGGGCCCCTCCCCCTTAAATAACATATAAAGGAAAAATTATGAATTTACAAGAAAAGCTTAAGCAAGCAAATTTAGACAAAGACCATCCAGTGATATTGATATGCAAAGACGGAGAAGATGTAATCCATGTTTGGGAGGACTATCAAGAAGAAGTGCTGGCCAGTACTGGCATTGCAACAACCTTGGCTGAATTGATTACTGATCCATCTTTTAAGGGCAATGAAGTATTAGAAGAGATGCGCAATCATGATCTTCTAGAACTTTACCCGAGAGACAATTCTGGCTTTTCAGATTATGTCGCAGATGTGATTACAGAGAACTTTTTTGAGTTTGATTGGATTGACCGTCATACTGAACAGTATGACTATAAACGCGGGTTCCTAACCTTGGAAGCCAGAGTGAATACGACAGTTGGCCAAGTATTGGCTGCAGACCAGCACACAATTGCTGGTTGGAAGGTCAATACTGTAACCGATTTAGGTCATATGACTATTGAAGGGTAACCTTCAGCCGCAGGGAGGCATGGGTTTACAGATGCCTCAAATAACAAAAGGAAACTAAATAAAATGGCGAAAGCAAAAACAACAAAGACCGCGAAGAAGAGCACAACAAGAGCGAAGAAGGTGAAGATCGGCCAAAGCGTAAGGGTCCATTATAAGGGCACACTAAACGATGGCACTATCTTTGATCATTCCCGTGACCGCGATGAAACATTAGATTTTGAATTGGGGTCAGAAGATATGATTCCAGCATTTCAAAAGGCTATTGTGGGTATGAAAACTGGAGAAACGAAAACCTTTAAAGTGACATGCGACGACGCATATGGACAACCTGACCCCGAGGCAGTCGTTGAGGTACCAAAAGAGGCATTCCCTGAAGATTACCCATTTAAGATTGGAGATGCGGTTATGGGTACTGCCCCCAATGGACAGCCTATCCGAGCAACCATTTCTTCGGTTGCAGATGACACAGTAGTACTAGATCACAACCATCCACTAGCAGGAAAGGATCTTAATTTTGAAGTTGAACTGGTAGAAGTTCAATAAACTTACTAATAACCGAGGATATAATGGCAAGGCCGAAAAAAGTAAAAGCTGGAAAAATTTCAATGGGCGACATCCGTAGCATGATTAACAAACGTGCCGGAATGAACGTTGCTCACAACTTGCAAGAAGCTAACCCAACAGAAGTTAAAGAATGGATTCCAACTGGATCTCGTTGGCTTGACTCTGTTGTTTGCAGAGGCCATCTCGCGGGCATACCCGTAGGAAAGACTGTGGAGATAGCTGGATTGGAATCTTCAGGCAAAAGTTACATGGCTGCGCAGATTGCAGCAAATGCACAGAAGATGGGCATTGATGTCGCTTACTTTGATTCCGAGTCTGCAATCGATCCTGTATTCCTTGAAAGAGCAGGCTGTGATTTAGAGAAGTTACTATATGTGCAAGCCCAATCAGTTGAATTTGTGCTTGAGACAATTGAAGAGCTTCTAGGCACAGGAAACAAGTTTCTTTTCATCTGGGACTCGCTGGCTTTAACTCCAGCAGTTAGTGATTTGGAGGGTGACTTCAATCCACTATCTTCGATGGCAGTAAAGGCCAGAATTTTGGCGAAAGGCATGTCTAAACTGACCATTCCAATCGCTGATACTCAGTCAACTTTCTTGGTTCTTAACCAATTAAAGACAAACATCACTAGAAGCCCCTCTGAGGCGATGGTAGAGCCCTTTATGACGCCCGGAGGCAAGGCGATGATCTATGCCTATTCTTTGCGTATTTGGCTCACAGGGCGCAAAGCTAAGGCTTCTTTCATCTTAGACGACAAAGGGTTTAGAGTTGGCTCAGAAGTCAAAGCAACGCTCAAGAAGTCTCGTTTTGGCACTCAAGGTCGCCAATGCACTTTTAAGATTCTATGGGGTGATGAAATTGGGATTCAAGATGAAGAGAGTTGGTTCGAAGCTGTCAAAGGATCTAGACATATGACTAGCTCCGGAGCATGGTATACTCTTGACATGGGTGATGGAGATTCTGTAAAGTTTCAACCATCAAAATGGAAAGAGAAGATTCAAGATGAGACATTTCGTGCACGCATTTTAAAGATCATGGACGAAGAAGTCATTCTAAAGTTTGATAAGCGAGAAGGAACAGCTTCAAACTTTTACGACATTGAAGGAGAAGAATAAAATGAAAAAATTACTATTTCTACTATTACTGACAACTAGCTGCGCTGCCCCGCTTGAAAACGCATCGGCCCATCATAACGACTATTGCGAGATAGAATATGACGTACGCACTTCAAGTGGCTGGGTAGTTGAATATGATATCATACCTTGCTCAACTGCAAGACACTACTATACAAATGGGTTTTATCATTCCCGTTATCAGATACACATAAGTGATTTTTATTACTACCCACGAGTAGCTCATCGTAACGCGCATAGACACTACCGTGGTCATCACCATCGTAAATCAGTTCACCCTCACAGATACAATCGCAGAGGGCACAAACACTATAATAAAAACCGTCGTGTTCATAAGCCCCGGAAACATCATCGCTCACGAAAGCAGCGGCGTGCACGCAAGCAACGACGTTCGCGAAAGCATCATCGTTAAATGAAAAAAAAGCTTTTGAGGGACCTAAAAAAGAAGTTTCCTGAAAAGAAATTTTCTTTAACTTTCGTAGAAGACACTACGGAAATACAAAAAGAAACATTAATCGTAAATGACAAGGAGATAAGGTATAGTTGGAACCCTCCGATAGAGAAGATAAAAGGTGAGGGCCTATACGAACATCTTTTAAAATGGTGTGTGAAAGGCATAAGAGAAATGGAATCGAAAAAAGAAGCGAAGAATGAAAAAAAGAAAAAATAGAATTGTAATCGTCGATGCCTTGAATATGTATTTTCGATCTTATATTGTGGATCCAAGCTTATCAGCCAATGGCCAACCAATTGGCGGCACCAAAGGCTTTTTAAAGATCTTACAGAAGCTTGTTCGAGAAACTAAACCAGATCAAGTTGTTGTTGCTTGGGATGGCCCCGGCGGCTCTCGCAAACGCAAAGCAGTTAATAAGAATTATAAGGAAGGTCGTAAGCCTCTTCGGCTCAATAGAGACATCCGGCATTTAACTGAGAATGAAGAGCTTGAAAATAAATTATGGCAACAGGCTCGACTAGTCGAGTATCTTAATGAGATGCCGATATCGCAAGTGATGTTGCCAGAGGTTGAAGCAGACGATATCATTGCTTACGTTACTCAGATGCCCTCTCTTAAAGGATGGCAGAAGGTGGTTGTGAGCAGCGACAAGGATTTCTTTCAACTCTGCGATGATGAGACGATTCTTTTGAGACCGGTACAGAAACAGGTTTTAAATAAGAGCGCTATCTTAGAAGCTCATGGCATACACCCTACAAACTTTGCTCTTGCACGAGCACTAGCAGGAGACAAGAGTGATAACTTGCCGGGAATTCCCGGGGCAGGCTTGAAATCTGTTGCCAAAAGATTTCCATTTTTAGCAGAGGAGAAAGCTCACGAAATCAAAACTTTATTTGATTTCTGCGAGAACACCGACAGCAATCTTAAAATCTTCAGTAGCGTTCTAGAACATAAAGAAGTCATCGAGGAGAATTATAAAATTATGCAATTGTATTCTCCAAGCATATCTGTTCAAGGTAAAAAGAAGATATGTTATGCGATTGAAGAAGCCGAGCAGCAATTTAATAAAACAGAAGTTATGAAGATGATGAACGAAGATGGTTTTGGCGCATTTAACTGGACGGATTTATTTGCGACAATGAGACGAATTGTTGCGGATAGTGCTTGACGTTTTATCAACTAACGGGTGAATTATTATTATGAGAAAAGAAGAACTTAAACAAAGATTAAAAGCCATAGCGCAACTA